TCTCTTAAACCTTTCATATATAAAAAGTTATCACTTAATCCACTCATTGTTAATTCATTTAGAGAGCCCGTATTTGAACCCGTGCAAGGTAAATGGTCGTCCCAACGAACTTCAAGTCTTGGTGAAAAAATTGTATGTGTGTTTCTTGAGAAAAATTTTAAATGTCCAAATGTTTGACTATCTGTTTCTTGACTTCCACTAAAACGAATTAACATTCCATAATTTTGTTCTGCACCACTTAACCACATATTAACCATATCAGTTACATCAACATCAACATCAGGTGATTGATTTGAAAAAGCTTGTGTTGATGAACTTACCGAATAAACCGATACACCAGCGTCAGCCCAAACCGTAGCTGTTCCACCAATTGGATTACTACGATTTTCCCAACTACACCCATTGGTGTTTTTTGGATTATCGCCAAACTTACCTGTACCCTCCGTCCAAGATTGTGATATTGGTTTAATGTCTAAAGTATAATCTTCAGTCATTTCCGCATTACCCTCAGCTTCATAAAGTCTTAAAAAGAATCTTGGATTATGTATATCTTTTTTTACAATTGATTGTGACATTTCAGTAAAATCAGTTCCTGAAAAATTAACCAATGCTCTTGTTTGATGGTCAAATGAATTGTTATAAAATTCTTTTCTGACTTCAAGTATTTGGTCTCTCCCAAAGTTTTGGTCTGTAAAAGTTTCACCTGTTATAGTTGATGAACCACTTGAAACCCAATTGTCTTGTGTTGGAAAAATAAAATGATGCATTATCTAACTACCCCCTTTACATTTTGTCTTGGATTTTTTAATTCAAATACTGCTGGTGTTTGTGGACTTGCTGGTAATATAATTCCATTTGTTAAAGCTGCTGGGAAATCATATGCGTAACCATAACCAGCAGTTCCACCATTTGTGGTGATTTCATTGTCATTATATGAATATGTGAATAGTCTTTCACCATCAGCTTCAAAACCTTCACCCCCACCTACATAGTCTTCAGTTTGTGTTACACATACATAATTCACAGACCTAACACCATCAATATCCATTAATTCATATTCTAATTGACTAATAATAATTGGTTGATTGAATTGCATTTTTTCAATCTTGAAATAATCTATAATTTTTTGTATACATCTTAATTTGACTTCTGCTTTATTAGCATATCTATGAGCCACTACATCAAACACTACACCAAAGTTTATAATATATCCATCTTGAATAGCAACATCATCTGTTAATAATTTAAAATTATTTAAATAATTTGATAAGTTGGTATTTAAAATAATAGGTGTTCCATCTGTAGCATCAGGTAATAAAGTTCCACCAGCTTGTGCATTACCAACTAAGTTTTTGTTTTTATCATATGCTAATATATTAACTGCTATTGTTCCAACCCCAGCATCTAATTCTTGTAATAATGGTACTTCAACATCAACTTGTGAAATCTGTTCACCTAATGCAGTTACATCACCTGCTATTAAATTAGGTGATTGAAAATAGTCATCATATATATTCTGTAAACCAACAAGGATATTACTTATCTGTTGGAATGCTTGTGTAATCCCTATCTGACCGTTATTGAGCTGTTGACTTATTTCTATAATCTCAGGTTCAAGATTTGCTAAAGCGGGGCCCATATCTTGGACAAAATTATTAACATTTGTTTGTAATGATTGTTGTGTGGTTGAAACATTGTTAAGTGAGGTATTTATTATACCTTGATATTCAGATTGAATATCCGCAGCTGAAGGTAGTTCAGTTCTTGAAACAATTACTTTTGCTATGTTTCCAAATCGCGAAGACATATTCATTGTTCTGGCTTCATAATCCTCTTTCGTTACACATCTGTTTTGTGTTGTAAAAAATGCTCTAGCTTTTTCTCTAATCTCATCCGTGTCCTCTTCATCAGCCCCACCCCTAGCAGCAGTTTCATTCGTAACACCAGCAATACTCGCTCCACCATCAACTAATTTAGTTGGTGTTCCAATGATTGATGTCAAGTCACCAACTGAAGCGTTGGCTTCAATACCACCACCAATTCTATAAGTTATGGTTAGAGTTGTTTGTGTTGGTGTTTCACCCAATGTTGAATACTCATCACCTAACAATGGGTCAATTGAATCATTTAAATCACCTTGTTGACCAGGTATAATTATCCCAACTTGTTCTAAATCTAAAAAGTTATCATCAATAACATTACCATTTTTTAATATTCCATTACCAAAAACTAATGATGTTGAGTTATCTGTATTTGTTTCACGAGTAAATCTTTTTGTTGTTTTAATGTATTGTAAAGAGTATGGTACTGGAACATCAGCCACATAATCTGTACCATCTATATTGGTATAAGCATTATCTCTTAATTCGTCTTGAGCATAATGTTTTTTAACAGGCACTTGGTCTTGTGCTAAGAAATCAACCTCATACCATTCATTATTATTTGAATCTTTACAAGATATAATATCAATAACATTTGTTTCTGGTAAGGTTATTCTTCTAAATTTTTGTGGTGATGTTATTGTAAAAGTTTTTGTTTTAGTTTCACCACTAACAGCTCTTACCTTTCTTGTTAAAGTATAATCAGTTATCAAACCATCAGTAGTAGTATCAATTGTCGGTGAACTTGTATCCGAAGCTTCACCATTATTTAGAGATGATGTTACTCTAAAATCAACTACATCTAATGTTTCAAAATACAAATTTGAATTAGCACTTGATTGAACTTTTATTCCTTCTTGAAAAACACTAGCATTTGAATAATCAACTTGTGCTCTATTGGTTGATAGTGCGTTAACTTCTGATGTAAATGATAATTCAACAAATGATGGAACAATTGGTTTAACTTTATACCCTAACATCTTAGCCATATTGATTATATTTCTTCTCTCTTCAGCTAATGGTAATAATAATTCTTTATATTGTTGGTCTATATAAAATGACAATACATCACCTACATAAGCAGACATTTCTATTAACATCATTCCGGGAGATGTTTCGTTAAAATCTTTGTATGTATTTGGGAAATATGCTTGAGCATAATTCACTAAAGATTGTTTCAATGCATTGAAATCTTTATTTAAATAATTTACATTTGATTCTTTAAAATCTTTTTTTCCATATGTTGGCATTATTTACTCTCCATTAGTATCCACCACCACCTACACCAGCATCAGCTGATTGGTTGTTTGTTTCGTTATCAATTGATATTTGAACTGATTCCAATGTGTTCGGGTCTTGTTTTATATTAAATAAAATATCTATCACTATAGAATTTGCGTTCGTACCATTTTTTAAATTTATGTTTTGAATCTGAACAAAGGGTAACCAAAAATCAAACGTGGAGGAAATACTTTCTTGAATTTGTAAAAGTGTTTCTTCTGTTATCTGTCCAAATAAATATTGTCTTAAATTAATACCAATGTTGGGTTGAAATAATCTCTCACCTTGATTAGTGTTTAATAAATTTCTTATATTGTTTTTCACAGCTTCAATGGTTGTTGAAGTGGTTGCAAAAAATCCTTCTTTATCATTACCTCTACGAATTGGTAAATCAATACCAACTCTAATATTAGTATCATTATCTTCAATGTATGGTTTTCTTGATGTATCTTTTATAGCCATTATAATAAATCCTCAATGTCTTCTCTTAATAATTCTACTTTTGTAAAATCTCTAATACCATCTAAGGTATTTACATCAAATTCATCTTGTGAATACGGGTCTCCACCTATGAAAACATATCCAGTTGAATCCAAGACTCCTGTTGTTCCACCTGCTTTATCAACATCTATGTTTTTAGTTAACACACCATTAGTTCCACCATTTAATGGAATAGGTATAGATGGGGCTGCTACACCACCTGGATATGGAATATCTGTGCTTGTAACAGATGGTAAAATATCAGCTTGTTGTGGTCCAATATTAAAATCTTCTAATACGACTGGAGCAGCTAATTGAGTTATTCTAAATTCACATTGTGTTAAAAAATTAACAATTGCTTCTTTTGTTAACTCAGCCTCAACCTCAATAGCAGAACCTGCTGATGTATCTATATCATCTGGATTTGCTCCAGCTGCTAATGCTGATTGTGCTTTAGCTTCTATTAAGTCGTCTTTTAATCCCATTATTATTTTCCGTATTTTTGTTTTTGTTTTTCTTCAGTTCTTTTTAAAACTTCCCTATAATCATTGTTAAGAAATTGTGCCATTGGGTCACTTGATGGAACTTGTTGTGGTGTAGTATTCATCATATCACCATATTGTCCACCAACCAATTCATTCATTCTATCAGAAGTGAACTCGCTACCGCCCAATGTTTTCCATTCACCATCTTGAGCTGTTTCGTTCAATACATCATTTAAAATTTTATTAGATGTGAATTGACTATTTTGCGTTCTTTTCTTTGGTGTCATTGGTTTAGAAGTTTGAGTTGGTTGTCTTAATTCAGTTATCACTTCCTTGATAGCCATCGCAACTTCTTCTCTAACGATTTGTCTGATTATAGTTTTTATATTTGGTTTTTTCTTTTTCATAATTACCTCTTTTAGTTTGCTTCTATTTTGTGTTTAA